GACTGCGCCAGCTTGAGCACGAAATCGCCGAGCGCGCCGAGATCGATGCGCTGGGCGAGGTCAGGCACGTATTCCGGCATCAGCTTGGGGTCGATCGCGTTCAGTTCCCACACGCGCGGCAGCAGATAGCGGTTCAGCACGGCGGCGATGGTGTTGATCCAGCCTTCGATGGCTTGAAAAAACATATCGACCTTGTTCTCAGCCAGCGATTGCGTGCCGTGCGCCGCGTGACCCAGCGCGATGAAATCGGCGAGCACGGTCATCAGCATGTCGAGCCGGTGCCGCTGGATGATCTTGTCGCTGTCGGTGGACGTGCCGCCGCGTCCCTGCGGCGTGATCAACTGGAACTCGAACATGCGAACCGCGCCGTTCGCGCCCTGCGCGTTGGGCCATGTGTTGCTCGGCAAGAGCAATCCCATCTGCTCGCCGATCTTGGTGTTGGTGACCAGCTTCTTGTAGGCGTTCACCTGAAGCTGCGCGTTCTGATCGCCGGCCGCCGCGGCGTCCATCAGTTCCTGGGGGACGAACATGCAGGGGACGCCCGACATCCTTTCGTAGAAGATGGCTTCCTCTTCCTCGAACCGTTTCACGAAATACCAACTGCGGTAGCAATTGCGCAGGATCGACCGGCCCTCGGGGTTCTGCTTGTGCGCGCTGGGCCTGAAGAGGAGCATCTTTTCGATCGGGATGTCGGTCAGACCGCCGGTATAGGGCTGCTGCGTCAGCCCTAGGATCGCGCCGTTGGGGCCGAAGAACCACTTGATGACGGTATCCTGGCCTCGGATCGGCAGCTTACGGATGCCTATACGCCCGTCATTAAACAGGCTCGACGCCTGCTCGGTGCCTTCCTGATCCGGCGCTGCATCGGGGCGTGGCCCGAGGCGCCGCTTGTAGACGATCTCATGCGGTGCGTAGCCGTACGCTAGCATCGACAGCGCCTCGGCGATGAAATCCTCCCAGGTATGGCTCATGTCGAAGCGGAGCGAATCCGCGAACTGCGCCTCTGCCAACGCCTCGGGGGTTTCGTCGGCCGGCTTCACGCGCCACTCGATCTTGCGCATGGTTTGCGTAATCGCGAAAATCATGGCGCCGATCGTGGCGTTGTTGTCCAGCATCTCCCGGTACACGCGCGCGGCCTGCCGGCCTTGAAGCTGGGGAAGGAACTCCTCGCGGACCCAGCCCGAGTATTGCCGCAGGCCGGTCTGCCCGATCTCGGCGAAGGTCATGCCGTCGTTGAAGACCGGCGCCCCATAGGTCGCGAGGTTGGTGCCGATCTGGACAGAGTTCGCAGGGGAGGGCGCTTGTGCCATGTTGTCCTACCAGCGGTGATCGAGCGGGAAAGGGCCGCTGATGTCTATACCAGATGACTCTAGCTCGGCCCTAGAAACGAAAACAGGCCGCATGTTGGCGATGAGCCGGCCTTTGCTGTCGTAGGCATGCTTGCCCATGCGCTTGTTGGTCCAGCCGACGCGCGGAAAGTCAGACCTGAACATGTTTCCGATCAGCACCTCGTGCTCGGTCGCCTCGGGGTGGCTGGTGGCGCGCGTCATTCCATTTCTCCTGCGAACACGGACCATCCCGGCTGCTCGCGGGAGGCTTCTTCCACGAACCCGGTGCCGATCGACACGTTGAACAGGCTGAGCGCGCGGAACACGGTGGACGTGGCGTCCGCACAGTCGTCATGCGGCGCGTCGGGGAACGCCTCTAGCTCTGAGAGGTAGCGCTCGTTCCATGGGCCACGCAGGATCGAGACGTTGCCAGCCTCGCATTGCGCGCTGAACGGCGAGAACCGGGTCGTCTTCTCGCCGGTCTCGACGGCGGTCCGGACCACGAAGCCTGACAGGTGCGCGACGAAATCCGCTGCCTGTGCCTTGCCGGCCTGCGCCGGTTCCTGTGGCAGTTGGATATGGACCTTGGGGCCATCCTCGCTGGCGACGTTGCGGAGGAAGCGTTTGACCTCGCCGGGGTTGGCGCGAAGCCAGCGGTGATCGAGGACGATGTAGCGACCGTCGTATGTGCGCCCCATCTTGGTGCTGCACGTCCAGTCGGGGTTGTTGGTGTCCGTTTTCGCGGTGCCGGCGAGGTCCCAGCCGCGCTTGATCGTCATGCCAACGGGCGCCACGTCGATGATCGGGCACCAATGCCGCTGGAAATAGAGGCCCGCGCTGGGCCTGATCTTCCAGTTGCCGTCCAGCAGCCGCGCGCGCTCGACAAGCTGCATCGCCATCAGGTTGGCGCGGTAGCCTGGATCCGATGCTTCCAGGGTGGGGTTGTCGGACAGCTTGGCGGCGATGAAGGTCAGGCTCTTCGGCCGAGAGCCGGGGTAGCGTTCGAGCATTTCCTGCTCGCTGTCGCCCCATTCCAGCCGGTCGTCCTGGCGCACGAACCAGCGCAGCACCCCGGATCGCTCGGGGATCGGCAGTCCGGTGCTCTGATCGATCCACCACTCGATCAGTTCGGCTACCCAGCTATCCGCGTCGGGGTTGCAGGAGGCCCGGACGTAGCCCTTGACCCCGGACATGCTTCGGTTGCGGCTGAGCAGATACCAGAATTGGGTTGCCGTGAACGTGGTCAGCTCATCGAACAGGATCAGCGGCAGTTCGGCGCCGTGCCAGTCCAATTTTGTGGTCTCGTGCTCAAGATGCGCGAATTTGACCTTGCCGCCCTCTTTCCAGCGCCATTCCAGCGTGTAGTTGGGCAATCCGCCGACCAGGGGATAGAGCCGCATGCTCTGATCCCACAGCCCACCGGGGTTTTTGATCTGCGTGGTCGTCCTGCGGAAATAGACGGCCGAGAATTTGTCGTTGGTGGTGACATGGCGCAGCGCTTCCAGCAGCAGAGCGTGCGTTTTGCCCCCGCCAGCGGCGCCTCCGAACAAGGCGATGTCAGCCGTGGACGCCAGAAAGGCGTTTTGCGGCCCGCTATGCGGCCGGATTTCGAGCATCAGCCGCCGTTGTTCGTGCGGCCGTTGTCGGGCAGGAAGATCGTGACCTTGGTGTCGCTGTTGACCTGAATCGGCGCGGCATCTTCCATGCCGCCGATACGCATGCGCGGCGAAAATTCTGGCCCGCCGATCCGGTCCAGCAGATAGGTCATAGCGCGAACGCTGCCGCCCTGCGCGGCCTTGACGATATTGGCTTTCAGGGAGGCGACGAATTGATCTTTGCCATGCTCCAATTCCTCGGCGAAGTGCTTGCGCAGCGTGGTCTCGCTGATGCCGACAGGCCCCACGTTTTTCGCGATCGTCTTGATCGGCACCGACATGCCGACCAGCACGGTCACCATTTTCCGCTGTTCCTGGCTCGGCTCGAACTCAGGAGCGCCCATCGGATTACCGGTCGGTTTGTATATACGTTTCCGATCGCGGCGTTTGGGCGTTAGGCGAACACCAGGAAGTCGATGCCCATCATCACCGAGAAGCGGGACGAGCGCCCGCTGTTCATCCCCTTGCGAGGCATCTGGTTCGACGCGTTCGACCGGGGGCAAAAGACTGAGGAGTGGCGTCGCTTCGGCCCCCGGTGGAACGAGGACATCTGCCGTGTCGGGCGTCCTGTCCTGCTCTCGCGTGGCTACAGTGGGCGCAGGCTTGCGGCGCGCATCGCCTCCGTTTCGCTTCGCTCGGCCGACGAGCACCCCGGCGCGGTCGAGTTGTTCGGTGCCGGAACCCTGTGCATTGTGCTGGGGCTGCATCAGATTACTCCGCTTTCGGCCGCGTATCGCGATCCGCCATCTGTTTGAGGTGCACCAGTGCTTCCGTCACGAGGTCGGCGGCGCTGCGAGGGCGATCCCAGCCGATATCGATCAGCGCTCTGCCCAGCAGGCGCACGACCCGATCCTTCATGGCGGCGTCGATGCTCATGGCGCGAGGTCGGCGGCGAAATGACGGATCGCCCCCTCGCACTCGGCGTCCTCTTCGCCTTCCACGTTGGCGTCGATCGCCAGCAGGACGCGGGGCACCATGATGTAGAAGCCGATGGTGAGGACGAGTTCGATCATCTCGGCGTCGCTGAACAGCGCGTGGATGTGCCGCTCGGCGTTCTCCGACAGCTTGTTGGCGAATAGAAGCTCGGTCAGGTGGATCGCGGCGCGCTCGCGCAGGCCGAACACGTTGGATACCTGCCAGTTGTCGAGGGAGCGTATCTGCGCCTCGGTGACGCCTGCCTTGCGCGCCATCGGCTCATGTTGGATCCACTCATAGGTGCAATGATGCAGTTGCGCGGTGCGCAGGATGCAGAGTTCGCGGATGTGCCGGGAGACCGTCGGCCGCGAGCGCAGCGCGTAGGCGAAAGTGAGCCACGCATCGAGCATGTCAGGGGCGTTTGCCAGGATGCGGTAGAGGTTCAGCGGGCGCGCGCCGGCCGACTCGATCTTGACGGCGAGGTGGGGCGGGAGGTCGAGGTGCGGATAGCGGGTCATGCTGCTTCCTTCATCCCAGCAGGATTGCGGCATCCGCCTGGGACGCGGCGGGACCGACATACTCGAAAACCGCGCACGCCCTGCTGCCGAAGGAACCCTTGGACCCTTCGGATAGCGTGCTGGTTTCATTCCGGTTGGAGTTGACCCGACCTGGCAGTTTATCCAGGCGCCACACCGGGGACCGGTCGAACGAGCGGATGTAGCCTGGATGGGCAGGGTAATGACGGACCCGCAGGCCCTTGGCCTTGAAGCAGGCAGCGACGGTATCGTTCAAGGCGAACTGCAAGCCCATCCCCTGGAAGTCAGGCAGCGTGACGCCACGGGAGCCGCCCCAGATGTTTTTGACGCGCGCATGGGGGCGGTACAGCATGCCCAGGAACGAGGTTGGCGTGTCATCCACGTAGAGGACGAAGCACCGGCACGCATGGTTCAGGTCCGCAGTCATATAGTGAAAGCGAGCGAACGCCTCCCAGGCACGCCAGTCGCACGGCTCGATCCGGCATTCGAGCTTAGGTCGTGGTTGAACCAACCTCCGACGAAAGGCCATCTTGGCCGGCTCGAACACCCAATCGGGCTGAAGCCAGTCCTCAAGGTCGTAGTGGCACGTCACCGCCACGAAGCGGCGTTGCGCGCGCCTTATATACTTCTGCACGGCATGGGCGCCGATCCGAGCCACCTGACGGTCCACGACAGAGGTGAACTCGTCGCAGACCACCAGATCGCCGCCTTCCAGCAGCCGACGCGCCAGATCGACGCGGAACTGCTCGCCGTTCGACAGCACCCGATAGGGCCGCAGCCACGCCGGGATGGT